CCCAGGCCTGAGCGATGAGGACGCCGCGGCCGTCCGTTCCCTGGTGGGCGGCGACCAGCAGTTCGCCAAGCTCAGCCAGTGGGCTGCCACCAACTTGAGCGAGGCCGAGCTGGCCAGCTACAACGATGCGGTGAACACCGGCAGCCGGGCCGCCGCAGAAATGGCGGTGCGGTGGCTGCAGAACAAGGCGGCCAGCGCCGACAAGGAGCCCGACCTGGTGCTGGCCAGCGGCGGCAACGCCACCCCAGCGCTGGATGTGTTCGAGAACGAGGAGGAGGCGCTGGAGGCCAAGGCGGTGCTCACCAAGGGCGGCAAGCAGCGCTACCTGGTGGACGAGAAATACCGGCGATACATCGACGCCAAGTTTGCACGATCCCCAATCTTCCTGTAGCAAGGGTGCATGAGTTCATCTGCACTCATGCAGAGCACAGGCCGCCCGAGGGCGACACCCTGATCGCAAAAGCCTGGGGATAGCAGAGGCTCACCGCAAACCCTGCAGTGACGCTTATCACGCCATCGCGGCTTGGCCAAATCAAAGGCAACGCCGCAGACAACTACGCCCTGTTCCTGAAACTGGGTATGTCGGAGGTGCTTACGGCCTTCGATCGCAAGACTGTTTTCACCGGCCGGGTGAAGGAGCGCTCCATTCGGGGCGGCCAATCTGCCCGGTTCAAGGTGACGGGTCGCCGGATTGCTGGGTATCACACCCCCGGCACGCCGATCACCAACGTCGCCACGGACGCCAACAACCCCAACCCCAGCAACGCACCGTCGGATCGCAACGAGGAGATCATCAATCTCGATGGTCTGCTGGTGGCGCCTGACTCGGTGTACGACCTGGACGACCTCATGGAGGATGTCCAGTACCGGCAGGACATGATGCACCAGCTGGGCGAGGCCCTGGCCCGCGAGAAGGATGCCCGGATTGCCCGGGTGCTCTATGCCGCGGCCAAGCGCACCACCGAGCCGCTGAACAAGGCCAGCAATGCCGGCCGCACCGGCACCGCCCGGACCCTCAGCGCCGGCTATGCCGCAGCTTCCAAGCAGGCCAAAGGTGATGAGCTCGCTTCTGTAATCGGCGACATCAAAGTCGCCATGCAGAAGAAAGACGTGCCCGTTGAGGACATGGTGGTTGTCGTCCCCCCGGACGAGTACGACTTCCTGAACGAAGGCTCCAAGGTCATCAATGCCGACTTCAACCAGGGCGCTGCCAACGGCACCTTTGGCGGCGGCACTATTGGCCGGGTGAAGGGACTCCCCGTAATGTGGTCCAACCACGTCACCCAGGCGGCCTACACCAACACGACCTTCGACCGCAACGCTGCCTACCAGCAGAACCTGTCGAAGTGCCGGGCGCTGATCTTCCACAAGGACGCCATCGGCTGCCTCACCCTGCGGCGCCCGCAGCTGCAGATGACCAGCCCTGGCGGTGACTACAACGTGGTGTACCAGAGCCAGCTGTTCGTGGCCCGGATGGCAATCGGCATGGGCATCCTCCGCGCTGAATGTGCGGCAGTCGTCGAAGTGCCCTAGTCTTTGACGGGAGCAAGGGTCATGGGGCCCCAGCGTTTGGCACGCTGGGGCCTTTTTGTTGGCACCGATAGCATGAGGACTGCACCCCCGCAGAGCAGATGGGCGTCGAGAACCAGAGCGCCACGCCTGGCCGCACCACCCTGCTGGATGCGGTGAACGTGGTGCTGATGAACATCGGCGAACAGCCGGTGAGCACCCTCGAAAATCAGCAGGTGCTGGAGGCCCGCACCGCCGAGGCCACCATCCTGGAGCTGCACAAGGAAGGGCAGACCCGCGGCTGGAGCTGGAACAGCGAGCGCGCCTACCCCTTCACCCGCGCCACCAACGGGGAGATCACGGTGCCGGCCAACATCGTCAGCTGGCAGCCGGACCCCTACGAGTTTGAGCACCGCTACCAGCTGCGGGGCCAGCGGGTCTACGACAAGGAGAGCCGCAGCTACCAGATCAGCGTCAGCGAGCTGCGTGCCGATGTGGTGTGGCTGCTGCCGTGGAACGAGTGCCCTGAGGCCTTCAACCGCTGGAGCCTGATCCGTGCCGCCCGGGTGTTCAGCGCACGCACCATCGGCGATACCGCCGGGGTGCAGTACACCGCCCTGGACGAGCAGCAGGCGCTGATCGAGCTGCTCCGGGTGGAGAACATTCAGGAGGCGCCGAACATGATCACCGGCCGGCGGCGGTTCCCCACCTTCCAGCCGGCTGAGGGCCTGACCGATCGGCTGCTGGGAGGCGTGTTCCTGTGAGCCTGGTCAGCTACATCATCCCCAACCTGATCCAAGGGATCAGCCAGCAGCCGGACGCGCTGCGCGATCCCACCCAGGCCGAGGTGCAGATCAATGCCATGAGCTCCCTGGCTGATGGCCTGCGCAAGCGGGAGGGCACGCAGCCGATCGCCAAGGTCTCCAGCCAGCCGCTGGGCAATGCGGCCCTGCACCTGATCCAGCGCGATGCGGCAGAGCAGTACCTGGTGGTGCTGGCCAGCAGCGGCATCAGGGTGTTCGAGCTGCTCACCGGGATCGAGCGCAGCGTGGTGGCGCCCGATGGCTACAGCTACCTGGCCGGCGGCTCCAATGCGCGCCTGGACCTGCGAGCGGCGACGATCGCGGACTTCACCTTCATCAGCAACACCCAGCGGCTGCCGGCGATGCTTGCCGACACCGCCCCGGCAACGCCGCGGCCTTCTCCCCATGAGTGCCTGGTGTGGGTAAAGGCGGCCAACTACGGCCAGACCTACACGGTGAACCTCAACGGCACCGCGGCGACAGTGCAGACCGCCATCCAGCCGGTGGTGGTGAATGGGGCCACTGTCACCGAGAACCGGATCAGCGCCGACGACATCGCCGCCCAGCTGCGCACCGCCCTGCTGGGGGTGGCCGGGGTGACGATCAGCCGGCGCGGGTCGGTGCTGTGGATCCGCAGCAATGACCCGATCACGGTTGATGCCACCGACGCCAGGGCCAATGCCGACATCACGGCGATCCTCAACTCGGTGCAGGTGTTCAGCGAGCTGCCGACGATTGCGCCGCAGGGATACCAGGTCAAGGTTGATGGGGACCCCAGCAACAAGTTCGACAACTACTACGTCCAGTTCGTCCCCAGGCAGGGCGGCTTTGGCGAGGGCGCCTGGGAGGAAACCATCGCTCCAGGGCTGCAGTACCGCATCGACCCGGCCACCATGCCCCATGTGCTGGTGCGGCGGCCGGGCGGTACGTTCTGGTTTGGTCCTGCCGATGGCCAGACGACTGCTGGCGTGCAGATCCCCCAGTGGGGGCAAAGGACCGCAGGGGATCTGGAGTCAGCGCCCGACCCGTCATTCATCGGCCGCCCTATTCAGGACATCTTCGTTTACAAGAACCGGATGGGATTCCTGGCGGACGAGAAAATCATCCTCAGCCGCACCAGGGACTTCTTTGAGTTCTTCCCCGAGACCGCTACCGCCGTCCTCGACACGGACCCGATCGACCTGACGGCAACCAACCCACGGGTGGCGCTGCTCCGGTACGCCGTCCCGTATCAGGACGAGCTGATCGTTTTTGCGGATCAGATCCAGTTCCGGCTCAACTCTCAAGGGGCGCCGCTGACTCCCGCCACGGCCCAGATCACCCTGCTCACGCAATACGAGATCGACCCAAACGTGCGGCCGATCCTGGTGGCTGGCTCGATTGTGTTCTGCCAGGCAGATGCCGACTGGTCGCAGTTCCAGGAGTTCAGCATCCGCGGCGCCGGCACCGCGCTGGTAGCGGACACCAACGATCTCACGCCCTATGTGAGCAGCTACATCCCCAGCGAAGTCACCCGCATGGCGGCCAATGACATTGGCTATTCGTGGTTTGCCGTGTCTGAAAAGCCTGGCTATCGCAAGCGGATCTATGTGTTCAAGTATTTCAACCGCAACACCGGCGAGGGTGTGCGGCGGGAGCAAAGCAGCTGGAGCCACTGGGAGCTGAGCGGCGCCACTCGCATTTTGCAAATCGTGTGTGTGCAAGAGGTGCTCTATGTCCTGGCCCAGTACGACGACGGGGTGTGGCTGGAGAAGATGTCGGTCACCGACCGCACCAGCACGCCTGGCGGCCTGCCGCTGCCGCTGCTGGACCGGATGGTGAGCACCACCAGCGCCACGCCCAACCCGCTGCGCGTGGCCAACGGCAGCTACGACCCGGACACCGACCGCACCACCTGGACGCTGCCCTACACGGTGGCTGCCCGGACGATGGCGGTGCAGCGCCGCGACCCGGCCCAGGGCGGCGGCACCCTGCTGGGCGAAGCCAGCTCTGGCAACACCATCACCGCCCGCGGCGACTGG